AGACGATACATAATCCGCAACGTCTCCTATCGGATTATCACGAGCTGCTGTCCAAGTAGCATCTGCACCTGCACGAACTTGACCATCACCAGTACTCGTATAATAATCGGTAAACTGAATTTGAGGATATATATGTGGTCTTTTTTGTATCTCAAGATAATGAAGGAATGAATCGGGAGAATGATCTTTAATTATATCCTGTGCAGCTAGAGCAAGTCCTAGTATATTGACTACCTGATTACTACCAACCCAGAATTTACCTCTGTAATGATCGCCCTCTCTAAAAGTAACATGATTAGTTCCAACTTTAACAATAGGTAAATCACCAAACGGTTCTAATTCAAGAAATTTTCTACCTATCTTGGAGTCAGCAAATTCTACAAGTTGTTTTTGATTTCGTTCAAATAATTGTTTTAAGTCATCCATATCATATTATCTGCTAGAAACTTCTGTTAGTGTAAGAGTTACACTAGACAAATAATCAGTATCTCCAGTTCCATATTCTAATCTTCTAGCTGATAAAGTTCCTAGACAACTTATTCCATTAGTACTATGTGGCCATTTTTCATAAGTAAAAGTAGCAGCCACTAAAGCATTAACAACTGCTTCAAGATTATCATAATCAGATACACTCATAAGATCCCATCTTAAAGTGTATTTATACTTTCTAGCCATTACATCTCTTCTGGTTTTACCACCTAATGTTGTTACCTCTCCAGATACCCAAAATGGTTCTATAGTTGCCCTACTTGGAAAAGGCATAGTTGCTGCCCCGAAAATTGGTTGATTTATCTTTGTTGCCATATTTATCTTCCTTCTTCAAATTGATCGTATTCTTTAAGCATTCGTACGAAATTCCTTATCTCACCTCTACTAGCTATCATTTGTCCTGGTTGAATATAATAGTTTTTAACTGTTGAATTTGCCACTGGTTGCTCTACTGTTGCTGATTTTGCTTCTGGGATAGTTGTTGATGCTCCTCCTGCAAATGAAGTCCCTAATGATCCGCTAATGTCCCCAATTGCTCTTTCTAAGTGGGGAAAACCCTTGGTTATACTATCAGCATAAGTTTTAACTAAATTTTCTCCCCATTTATCAATATTTTTTAATGGTCCTTCTTTGGGTGGTGATAATGATTCCCAAACATTTCTGATTAAATTTCCAATCCATTCAACAGTTGATTTAACTCGTTCACCCATTGCTTCCATTCCATTTTTAAAATTTTTAACTAAATTATATCCCCAACTCCAGGCACTTCCTGCCATTCTTCCTAAATTATTCCAAATAGCAGTTCTTATATTACTAAATACTGTATACATCTCTCCCCAAGACCTCAAACCTCTTATAAAGTTTTGAATGATATTTGTTCCTATACTTTCTGTTCCTGCTCCTCCTCTTGTTAATCCTTCTTTTGTTTTTCTCCCACCTTCTTCTCCTATTCTAAAGAATTGAGGGAAAGCATCTCTAAATGGTTGTATAAAGTTTCTTTCTATAGCTGCTCTAATCCTTTCTGGGATTTCTTTAATCTTATTCATAAGTCCAGTCCAAAAATATTCAACTATTGTTTTACCTTCTTTATCTGCTCTTCTTTTTAATTCATCCCATGTTCCTTCTCCAAACAATTTATCCATCAACCATTTATTCCAGGTTACTCCAAGTTCTAACCAAGCGGCAAAAATACCTTCAAAGAAAGCTCTTATTGTGCCTTTGCCTTCTTCTAAGGCTGTTTGTTTGGCTTCAGTAAAAACTGTTCTCATTCTATCTATAAGTCCGCCTGGAACTATTTCTGGTCCCATCTTGAGTGATGCTCCTATTGTTCCCTGTAGGTCTTCATATTGATTTTCAAGTTCTTCATTTATTTTTTGCCAAGTTTCTGCTACATCGGGAAGTTCTGGAATAGGCATATCTCTAATGACTGCTGCCTGGTCTCTAGCAGCATCTAATCTGTCTTGAAGTATTTCAATTTCATCATTCCAAGCTTCTTGTCTAGTATCCTTTTCCTCTCGTAATAAATCCAATTTCTCTTGAGTTGCCTCTCTAGTATCAGCAAGAGCATCCTGTCTAATTTTTAACTCATCTTGTAAAAGATCGATTTCTTTATTTACAATTGCCTTTCTTTCTGCTAAAGCATCTTTTAAATCATCTAAAGCATTTGTTTGAAGGTCAATTTGATCTTGAGTGGCATCAACTATATCTTCTTGAGCATTTATTTGTTTTTGATATTCTCGTTCAATCTCAAGTACATTTTGTTTAGCAAGTAATGTTGAATCTTCAAATGCTTTTACCTTTGCTTCGGCTGCTCTAAACTCTGCATCAAATACATCTTTTCCAAGAATTTTCATTCTTTTCAATCTGTCTTGAGCAGCTTCTAACTGCATTTTGTTATAATCAACCATTCCTTCAGCTACATCCAAATCTTTATCCCTTGCCTTTTTTAACTCACTTAAAGCTTTTTTTGTTTCTTTTAATGCTTTTTTAGCAACTTCAAGAATTTCTTGCTGGGCACGTATTTTCTCATCTTCTATTCTTCGTTCATCTTCCCATAGTTCTCTTCTTTGATCTAAAGCATCTCTTTGTTCATCAACTAATTTTTGTATTGCCTTTATTTCTGCATTTCTAGTTTTCTCATATTCACTAATTCCATCATCAATTATTCTTAACTCTTTTTTTCTTGCCTTTTTTTTATCTCTTAATTCCCTAGATAATTCTTTTTCTCTAGCTTTAGCAGCTTTTTTATCAGCCTTGGCAAGTTCTTCAGGTGCTTCTCCTGGAGCAAATTCTGAGACTCCAACACCTTTATATTTGGGTAATGCTATTTTAGGCATTTCTGGAAGTTTAATCCTGATTCCTAAAGCTTTGCCTATTCCATATAGAGCTGCTGCGACAAGTCCAATAACTGCTAAAATAGCAACAAACTTTATTGCAAGAATTGCTAATCCTGTGACCAAAGTGGCAGCAGCTCCAGCTGCACCAATCATTGATGAGGTAAATGAAGTCATAGAAATACTAGCAAGAGCTCCAAATTTTGCAGTAGCACCTAGACTAATTGCTGCTTTAGTTGAGAAGGTTAAGAAAGTAATTAAACCAGCAATTGGGCTGATAAATAAGGTATTTAAAAGAAGTGCTAAAGGTCCAATAATTGCTAATAAGCCACCAATTAAGAATATGGCAAATTTTATATGAGGATTTAAGTTTTGCCATCCTTTAACAAGATTAATTAAACCCGTTGTTGCTGTTTTTAAAAAGTAATTGACATATGGTGCCAAATCATCACCAATAACTTTCCCAATAGCTTTTACAGCATTCCCAAAAATTGTTAGGGTTCCTGATAAAGAATCAGCTTGAATAGCAAATTCAGCAGCTAATAAAGTACCACTTTCTAATTCTTCATTTGCTCTTGATAACATATCCTGAAGCAAGTCAGTATTTTCTATTAAAGGAAGAAGGGCTCTAAGTGAAGTTGTTCCAAATATTTCTTGTAAGTGAGTTATTCTATCAACTCTATTTTCAACTAATTTATATCTTTCCATTAATTCTGTCAAAACACCCATTACGTCTATTTCCATTCTGTCTTTGAATTCATTCATATTGACAGTGGTATAACCTAGAGCCTCAGCTACTTTATTTGAGTTTTTAGCCATATCTAAGAGGATTCTGCTAAATTCTGTACCTGCTCTAGATGCGGGTATTCCAGCAGCTACTAGAGTTCCCATAATAGCAGTAGTATCAGCTAGAGAAAGACCCATTGTTTTAGCTGTTCCAGAAGCTCTTCTCATAGCCTCTATGATTTCTGCTAAACCTCCAGGGACTGCTTTAGCAACTACTAGAAGGGTAGAGGCTATTTTATTGACATTTTCCCAATTTTCTCCTGTTTCTCCAAAAGCAATAGCTAGTTTTGCCAGTCGATTAGCTAAATCTTCAACAGGTAAATCTTTAAAGGCATCTCCACCAACTTTACTTAATTTAACCGCTGCTTCAGCAAAGTTAGTAATTGCTTTTTCTCCAGTAATACCAGCTTGAGCAGCAGCATAACCTGCCTTTTGAAGTTCTTCTACTGTTAATGGAACTTGTGTGGAGATTTCCATGAAGCTATCTGTAATCCTATTTGCTTCTTCTCTTGTAATTTCAGCTGCTCTTTGAATAGCTATTGTTCCCTTTTCCCAATCCATGAAGGTTTTAACAGCTAAAGCAGCAGCAGCAGCTATAGGAACAGTAAAAGCCATTGTCATTGCTCTTCCAAATTGCTGAAGACCCATTGTCATTAACCATAAAGCACTAGAGGTGCCTCTAAGAGAGTTACCAAGCATTTTCATTTTTTGAGAAGCAGCTACAGTTTTAATAGCAAGAGTATTCATTCCCTTCTGATTTACATTAAGAGCCTTACCTTGGTCTACCAGTCCTTGTTTAACAGGTTTTAAAGATTGTTCAACACCTCTATAGGCATCACCAACTTCATTTTTCCAACCCTTTAGAAGATTGATTGACTGGGTATTGAATTTACTTAAATCTTTCCCTGTTTCTTTAGCTTGGTCAGCAAGTTTACGTAAATCTTGTCCAGCTGTATTTAAAGTATTTGACCAGCCTTTAGAATCTCCTTGTAATGCTACTATTAATTCACCTATTTGTGCCATTATTGTTCCCTATATACAACTTTTTGTAATCTTTCTGGTAATTGAGAAATACCACTCTTGTCTTCTACTATTTCTTTACCTTCTTTGACAGGGAATGGAATAGGTAAATCTTGCCATTTCTTGGCAGATTTTTTATCAGCATGAAGCATAAATTGGAATTTTAGCTCGGCGTTTCTTTCGTCAGCCGTGAAGTTTGCTGCTAATTGAACTAAAACCCAAAATTCTTCCCAATATAATGATTCTTCCATGTATGTCTTAGTCCAACCGTAACGAGAAGCTAAAATATCTATACACCAAAGGAAGAAATCAACAGGTGGTATTCCACCTACTTGTTTGGCGTTCCGACCTCTGCCCCTAGCTCCCCAATAGGGGCGACGAAGTTTTTTAGATTCTTTGCTACATTATTAAGTTTTAAGCAAATACTAAAAGCTTCTGTAATTTGTTCAGGATAGGCTTCTTCCTTAATTTTATCCTCTGTTAATAGATCTTTAGTATCTATAGTTGAACAACAAACAACAATAAACTTCACCATCTTTTCTGGCCAACTTTTAAACATGCTGACAACTACTTTGTCAAAGTCAACTTCTCCTTTATCTGGAACTGAAGTTTTTGGAGCAACTTCTTTAATCATATCCATATAAACTTGTAGAGCTTCATAAAACTTACCGGCTTTAAGTCTACGGATAGTATATTTTTGTTCTCCAAAGGTTATTTCTGTAGAGTTTTTACCATTAGAAATATCTCCAGTCTTGCTGGATTCTTTTACTTCATTCATAATGCCTCCTTACTAAATGAGATGTTACGCTTGATTTTGCCTTACTTGAAACAACTGTCTTCCACTACTGTGGTCTGTATCTGCATAAGCAGTAAAGGTAACACCAAAAGTAGTTGGATTTTCTCTCTCAAAGTTAGCTTCGATACCACCTGCTACACATCTAAAAAATGTCCATGTGGTCAGGAATCCAGAATCATTATCTGATATCTCTAATTCCAACGGAGTGTAGGAAATTGTATTAATTCCCCCAACACCAAGCCAGTAAGCCTCTGCCAGTACCGCATCATCTTCGTACTCAGCAAAATTTCCTAAAACAAGCTTGAGATTGTCAACCGTAGACTCTAACATTGAGAATTCAACAGTGGCTGTTTCACCAGTAATAGCAACAGTAACAGGAGGGGTTACTTGGTCACAAAAGACATCAGATGTATCAAGTGAATATGTAACAGTGATTCCTCCTTGAGTACAACCGACATCAGTTCCATTGGATACGTCCCACCAGGCACTATTTAAAGCGTCTGCTGCGACTGTTCCACCTACTCTGACTATAGCCCCTTTAACATTAATGTTGGTTACATCAACTCCATTAGCCATGAATTAAATCCTTTCTTATTAATTAATAAAATCTGACACTATTCCTAAATCTTTATCTGTTTACTGCCTTAGCTGCTTCTATTTCTAAATTCCAATCATACTTAGACATATATAAAGCAGCAGGATCCCTACGGATACAACCTTTACCTTTTAATGTTATTATACTTGGATAATCTTTTTCATCTACCTTGGTTGATATAGGCATATTATACTTATCTTTAAGAAATTTATATATCTTGCCTGTAACTTTACCTCTAATGATTGCTTTATCAGCTATACCAAGGTAAATTACCTCTCTATATTTTACTTTTTTTAATTCTTTAATTCTTAATTCTTCAGTTTTTTCTTCTTCATATTTTTTAACATGCAATTCATAAAATCGTTTTGATTTATATATTTTCCCGCAACGAGGACATTCTTTTTGCCATTTCATATCATTCCTCCTTTAAATATTTGCGGACAACTATGCATAATTTATCTAGTCCAATTTTTTGATGTCCAATTATATCTCTCCAAGTATCCCTAATACGGGCTTTTGTGAATTCCTTAAAATCATCAGGTAATTCTCTATTTTCTATTTCTTTACATAGTTGTGCTTCTAATTTTCTTAATTCTCCCCAAAGGTCACCTGAAAGGTCTTTCAAAGCCTCATAGGCTTCTGGATCATTAATCTTAGTCCATCTTTTCCATTTGGCTTCTAATTCTAAAAGATATGAAGGCTTTTTTATTAATTGACCTTCAGGACTATGTGTGACTTTTATTTTAGTAGTCATTATTAACCTCCTTACTATTACTGTGAGTTATTTAGTAGCCCATCTAACCCTATATCTTGTTTGCATAATCCAAACTAATATATCAGGGTCTTTAACTGGTTCTAGTAAATTATCTCTAAAGCAACTATAACAAATTATTTTACTGGTGTCTAATGTTACTTGTCCATGTAAGAGTGTTTTTACTCTTGCTTCTATATTATCTGATTCCTCTGTTTTTGAACTTTTACTGAATATTGTAATACGGAAAAAACTTTCAGTTACTTCTCCTGTACTTATTGTCTCATCAAAAATATTATCTTTATCAGTAATAATAGAATAAGTAATACAAGGATATTTAGCATCTGATGGTGGTTGTCGATGAAAGATTCTACCACTTCCACCTAAAAGATCTCGTAGAGCATCGTCATTTAATTTGGCAAAAATTGCCTCTTTTAAGAAATGTATGTTTTTATCATATGTTGCCATATTAAACTCCTGTTCCTTTCATTCCTGCAAATCCTTTAGTGAATTGTTGAGTTCTTGAATGTCTTGTTCTTTGACTTGCTGTTCTTCCAAATTTATTTAAAGTAATTCTTACTGTTTTTGCTATTTTATCAGGAATTTCTGGTGCTAGTTCAGTATAAGCACCTTCTAGATAATGATAACCTTCCCACCATTTTCCTCTTGCTTCACCAAAACTTCCAACTCTGGTATAATGTCCAATTTCTATCCATTCAGCATAAGGTGCTATTCTCATATCGGGTCCTACAGAAATATTAAGGGTTTTTCTCGTTTCAGGTTTAAATCCAAGACCCGATTCATAACCATAAGACATTGCTTCACCTATATATAATTTAATAGCTTCCTGTAATTTACCTGTCCAATATTTTTGATTTGTTCTTCTTTGAGATTCTCTTGCTAAAATCTCTTTTGCCTTATCTCTAAGTCTTTTGCCTTGATCTATTAAGTCTGTCTTAAAATCTTTTTCAATAACAATCTCTGCTTCTTTAAGGTTTCTTAAAGTTGTATTTATACCAGCAAGCGATAATCCGAGTTTCAAATTGCCCTCCTAAAATCAACAATATCATAATGTTTTATTGAGTTACAACTTTTACATAGTGGTTGTATATTTTCTATGTAATCTGAGCCACCTTTAATTAATGGGACTATATGATCTTCAGTCAATTTAATTTCAGATTCTTTTTTACCACAAGCAAGACAAATATAATCATATTTCTTCTTTAAATCTTCCCATTCTTCTTGAGTATATGAACCCTCAGCATTAATTTTTCTTGCCCTACGCCTCGCATTAAGATAAAGTTTCCTTTCATGCGTAGAAATTCCACCTTTCCATGCTGGACATTTATCACCAACTTGTTTCTTGCGGGCTTCTCTTATTTTTCCTTTTGTTTCTTCCGTGTGGTGTTTACCATATAAAGGATGTTTTTCCCCACTCATTTCTGGTCTTTTTTTTCCTTTATTCCAAGGAATTCGACCTTCTCTAGATGCTTTTTTTTGTGCCTTACTCATTTTCTTTTTTATTTTTAATGAGTAAGATTTTCTCTTATTCCATGATTTAAACCCTTTTATGAATTGTCCTAGTACATTTCTACCTTTCATGATATTTGTGCCTTTACTGTTACAGTTTTAAACTTAGCTGTATCAAAATAACCAGTTGTGTTTTTAAGAATTAACTTAATATGATGACTGTCAGTTATTCTCCTATTCCCCGCTTGTAAAACCTCAATTCCTAAAACAATGTGATACATTCCTGTTTCTTCATCTAATACAATATCACCAGATTCGATTTGCCTAGCGACTTCATCTTCAACTCTATTAATATAAGCAGCATGTGTTTGACGATGAATTTTACCTTGAAGTTCAAATTCTACATCTGAAGTTTGTGGTTGGATATTTGCTTTTACTGAATAATAAGCAGTTTCTCTAGTAAGAGCTTGATCGCCAACAGAATCTATAGTTCCTGTTTCTCTAAATACATGAATTGTGGTATTCAAATATCTATCAGGTATCTTTTTGATGCTCATTTTTTTCTTCTTTAACAAATATAGTAAGTTTTTTATTATCTTCTTTTATTTTAAACCCTCTTTTCAATAACTCTTTTTTTTGTATCTGATAATATTGTCCTTCTGATGATGATTTATATACAATTTGTCTATCCATATTATCCTAATGGACCAATAAATCCAAATCTTCTAAATGGTTGGACATAAGATCTAAGTAGCTTAATTATTGTTTGAGAACCTTTAATACCTAATTCTGTCATTGCATCTTCTTGATATTTAGAATCTTTATATGTTTCAGATATATCTGCAATTTTAAATCTAACAAGTTGTTTATCTTCACCTTGTGTTTGTTTATATAATTCTTCAACAATCATTACTGCCGCTTGTTTAACTCTGTCAGGGACAGTAACATAACCAGCGGTATAAACCACTGTTGCTACTGGGATTATTTGTGTTGCTGATGGGTCAAAGACACAGATTTTTAACGTTGGTACAGCAATATCTGAAAAGTATTCTAAATAAGATGCCTTCTCATTTTTCCTAATATAATCAACATTTAGATCAAGTGTATTAGTTGGTCCTTGCATTAACTGAACACTGGTTAAACTAATAAGAGGTCGATGTTTAAGTTGAATGTGAATCCCATTATGAACTTTATCTAAAACACATCTTATTTTTTCAGTATATTGAGCATAATTGATTGAGTCACCAAAATATGCATCCATAATATCCGTGGTTCTATCAATATATTTTTGCAGAATAGCATCAGTTGGACTACTATCAGTAATTGCTGAATAAATTGTTTTATCTCTTACTTCTTTGGGGACGATATACCCTTGTCTTAAAGAGGAAACTACTTCAAAGTATTGGGTATGTTCATAGGTAGCAGTTCCAATAACAAATCGCCAAATAGTAGTATAAACACCTAAAGTTCCTGTGTTAGCTATCGGAACAGTAAAATAATATCTTCCTGTAGTACTACCTTTAATAACTGCTTGATTAGTAAGAATAACAACTCCATTAGGATCTCGTATTTCTCTAATGGT